CAATACACCTCATTGCAGGGTGGCAACGTCCCGGCTGATGAGCTGGACGCCGCCCGGCGCAAGATGGACCCCCGCACGTTCCGCCAGGAATACGAGGCCGGGTTCGAGAACTATGCCGGGGTCGTTTACTACACCTTCGACCGGACCGAGTGCCGCACCAGCGAGCGCATCAAGCCAGGCGAGGCCATACACATCGGCATGGACTTCAACGTCATGAAGATGGCCGCAGTTGTGTACGTGGTGCGAGACGGCTTGCCGCTGGCGCTGGACGAGTTCCACTCGGTGCGCGACACGCCGGAGATGATCGAGAAGATCAAGGTGCGCTTCTCGGGTCACAGCGTCTCCGTGTACCCAGACGCCAGCGGACAGAACACCAGCAGCAAGAACGCCAGCGAGTCGGACCTGTCGCTACTCAAGAAGGCCGGCTTCACCGTCGTGGTCGACTCACAGAACCCAGGTGTGAAGGACCGCATCAACGCGGTCAACGCCATGTTCCTCAACACGTACGGCGAGCGGCGCTTGAAGGTCAACATCGACCAATGCCCGCAACTCACCCAGTGTCTAGAACGGCAGACGTACACCGACAAGGGCGAGCCGGACAAGGACCCCAAGAAGGGGCACGACCACATGAACGACGCCGCCGGCTACTTCATCGCCAAGCGGTTCCCGATCAAGACTCAGTCCGCCGGCACCCGCCGCATCGGAGGTTTGGCGTAATGCCTGTTCAATCCACCAACCCAGACTACGACGCTCACATCGAAGAGTGGCGGATGATGGACGACGCCCTGGAGGGCGAGGGCGCCATCAAACGCAGCCCGCGCAACTTGCCCAAGCCAAGCGGCATGACCGAGGCCGAAAAGCTTGATGGCGCCGGCAATGCCTACCTGTACCAGAACTACACCGCCCGGGCTCAGTACGAGCACTGGGTACGGGATTCGCTGCGCTCGATGATGGGCTTGGTCTCCAGGCTGATCCCCGAGGTAAAGCTGCCAGCTGGGCTGAAGCAACTGGAGGACAACGCCACCGCCGACGGCTTCGGCCTGACCCAGCTGTTCCTGCGGATCGTGCGCCAGGCCATCTCCCATGGTCGCGTGCCGCTGGTGGTCAACATAGATGACGCGGGCCAGCCGTACTTCGCGACCTACGCGGTGCGCAACGCCATCAACTGGGACACCGCCGACCAAGGCGGTCGGCAGGATCTGGTGCTGTCGGTGTTCCGCGAGTTCAGGCGCAAGGAGCAGGACCGCTACAGCCACGAATGCGAGACGGTCTACCGCGAGTTCTACATGGACGGTGCGATCTGCCGCACGGGCGTGCGCAACGAGGCCGGCGAGCTGATCGAGGACGACCGCCCGCTGGGTACCGTCGACGGCAGCAACAACCTGGTGCGCGGGCTGGACTACATTCCGGTCATCTACTGCGGCTCGACCGACAACTCGCCCGATGTGGACGAGATCCCGTTGCTGACCATGGCCCGGGCTGCGCTGAAGTCCTACCAACTCAGCGCCGACTACTTCACCGCGCTGCACCAGACCAGCCACCCGCAGCCGTGGGTGTCGGGCCTGGATGAGAGCGTTGAGCTGAGTGTCACCGGCCCTTCGGCAGCCTGGGACCTGGGGCCAAGCGGGTCGTGCGGCTACCTAGAGTTCCAGGGCGCCGGCATCCAGGCCGTTCGCACCGCAATGGAAGACCAGAAAAACGCCGCCCTTGAGGCTGGCGCCAAAGTCATGGACGTCTCCGGCACCGAGTCGGGCGAGGCGCGCAAGACCCGGCAGAACGACCAGCACGCCACCCTCCACAGCATCGTCATCACGGCGGCGGAGGCTATCGAGCAGGCCCTGCGCTACGCCGCAGAGTGGACCGGCTTCAACCCGGACGAGGTGGTCTTCACGGTCAAGCCTGAGTTCGTCATCCCTGAGGTCAACGCCCAGGTGCTGGCCGAGCTGCAGAAGAGTGTCATGGCCGGAACCATCAGCGCCGAGACCTACTGGCAGTACCTCACCACCGGCAAGCTGCCGGAGCGACCCTACGACGAAGAGGCCGAACTGATCGGCGACGACCACGGCGATGGGGTAAACCTGGACGACGAAGATGGCGACGAAACCGGAGCAAACGGCGGACGAGAAGCTGCTGGAGCAGGTAAGCCGCCACTCGGTACTGCTTGAGCGGCTCAAGGCCGGCGAGGTCAAGAAGTTCGAAACCTACCTGCGCCGGGCTGACACGCATGTCCGTGACCAGCTCACCCGCAAGGAACTGACGACATACGGCCGGAGCCGGCTGGAAGAGTTCCTGGGACGGGTCGGCGGCAAGCTGTTGGAGATCTATAAGGCCTTCAGCGACCGGATGCAGTCCGACCTGGTGGACATCGCGCAATACGAGGCAGCGTTCGAGGGCCGCAGCCTGGCCAAGGCGCTGCTGGTCGATGCGGTCATGCCGGCAGACTCGCTGCTCAGGGCAGCGATCAACACTCAGCCCCTGCAGGTGGCTGGCGTCGATGGCGGCAAGCTGCTGAAGCCCTTCCTGAGCGGTTGGACCCGCACCGAGTCGGACCGGGTAACCAACGCCATCCGAATGGGTGTCGTGCAGGGCCAGACCAACGCCGAGATCACCCAGGTCATTCGCGGCACCGCGGCGCAGAACTTCACAGACGGCCTGCTGGCGGTCACGAACCGGAGCGCTCGAGCAGTCGTTCAAACCGCAGTCCAGCATGTGGCCACCACCGCGCGCATGGAAACCCTCAAGGCGAACGCCGAGGTAGTGCCGGGCTATCGTATCGTCGCCACTCTGGACAGGAAGACCAGCTTGCAGTGCCGTAGCCTGGATGGCCGCGAGTTCGAGATGGGAAAGGGGCCTGTGCCCCCGTTCCACATCCACTGCCGAACCACCATAACGCCGATCACCAGGTTGTCGGCGTTGTTCGGGAAGGGCGCTACCCGGGCAGCAGTGGGCGCTGATGGCGGTGGGCAGGTGTCGGCAAGCCTCAGCTACTACCAGTGGCTCAAAACGCAGCCAGCGGCCTTCCATGACGCTGCTCTGGGGCCGGTGCGTGGCAAGCTGTTCCGCGATGGCGGGCTGACTGCCGAGCGCTTCACCGCGCTACAGCTCGATAAAAATTTCAAGCCGCTGACACTAGACCAGCTCAAAGAGCTGGAGCCATTGGCGTTTGCTCGGGCAGGGCTTTAAGCTCAGCATTTTTAGCAAGCAGGCGTGGCTATGTCCGAATACAAAAATGTCAAAGTGCACGATCTTTCCAGTTGGCAACTCCGATATGCACTGGTCAGGTATGTGGCGAACTTGGAAGTTGGGCTGACCCCATCACTGCGCTTCATGAACGGCGAGCCATTTTCGATTTACGAAATGTCGGATAGGCCGAGCTTGTCATTTCCCTCCGGAAAAGAAATTCCAGGAAAGCGAACGAAGCAGATGGAGCCAAGACCGCTTCGCCCCGCTGAGATTCATGCGATTCTCGATCAGTATGAAATGACCGTCGAGGATCACGATTTCGGATACACGATCAATATTGACGGATTCGAGCCCTTCACCAGCATTGAGCTGAATGAGGCGAAGGGTAGAGCGATTGTTGCTCTAGTCACGGGGCTGCTTGAAGTTGCGATCCCCAAAATTTGATTTCTGCACCTAGTTTCAACTCAACCGCCTCCGGGCGGTTTTTTTATGCCCGCCAGGCGGGTCCTTCAATCCCCAGGGGATAGCCACATGCCTTTCGACTTCGACCCGGCCGCCCACGGCCTCACCCTCGACGAAACCCAAACCGCAGCGCTGAAGGCAGCGCTTGGCGGCGAGGTGCAGAAATTCCTAGACGACCAGGTCTCGGGCCTCAAGTCCAAAAACACCGAGCTGATCGGCTCCAACAAGGCCATCAAGACCGAGCTGGACAAGCTGAAAGGCCAGTTCGACGGTTTGGACATCGAAGCGGTCAAGGGCCTGCTGGCCAAAGCCGGCCAGGACGAAGAAACCAAGCTGATCGCCGAGGGCAAGCTGGACGAGGTCATCAGCCGCCGCACCGAGCGACTGCGCACCGACCTGGACAAGCAGGTAAAGGCCGCCAACGAGCGTGCTGATAAGGCCGAAGCCTTCGCCGCCAAGTACAGCGACAAGGTGCTGGCCGATTCCATCCGCGCTGCTGCCATCAAGGCCGGCGCGCTGCCCGAGGCTGCCGAGGACATCATCCTGCGCGCCCGCGGCACCTTCAAACTGAGCGAAGACGGCGAGCCCGTTGCCACTGACCGTGCCGGCGAAGTCGTGTACGGGAAAGACGGCAAGACCCCGCTGTCTCCCCTCGAATGGGCGGAATCGCTGCGCGAAACCGCTACCCACCTGTGGCCAAGGGCTCAGGGTGCCGGGCAGACCGGCGACAACGGTGGCAAGGCCACGAAGAAATGGGGCGAGTACACCGAGGCCGAGCGCGCTGCGATCGCCCGTGACAACCCCGACGCGTACAAAAAACTCCAAGCCACCCGAGGAACCTAACCCATGGCATCTACCCAACTGTCGGACATCTTCGTTGCCGACTACTACGGCACTCTGGAGCCGGTGAACTCCCCAGAGAAGACCGCCGTTTATGAGTCGGGCATCATCACCCGTTCCGCGACTCTGGACGGCATCGCCAAGAACGGCCAAGGCACTTCCGAGATCAGCTACTGGCAGGATCTCGACGCCGATGAGGCGCCGAACATCTCCAACGATGACCCTGATGACCTGGGGGCCGTCGGCAAGGCCGAGCAGGGCAGCATGCGTGCCCGCACCCTGTACCTCAACAAGGGCTATGGCGTATCCGACCTGACTGCTGAGCTGGCCAACTCCGAGCCGATGCAGCACATCCGCAACCGCTTCGGCACCTACTGGACCCGCCAATGGCAGCGCTACCTGATGGGGGCGGCCCGCGGCGTGATTGCGTCCAACATCGCCAACAACGGCGGGGACATGGTGAAAGATGCGGGCGCATCCATCAGCGCAAACGCCTTCCAAGACGCTGCCTTCACCGCTGGTGACGCCGCCGACATGTTCGCCGCGATCGGCGTGCACTCGGTCGTGATGAACCAGATGGTGAAGCAGGACATGATCGAGTACCTGCGCGACTCGCAGGGCAAGGTCATCCTGGCCACCTACCTTGGCAAGCCGGTGTTCATGGATGACGGCCTGATCTACGCCCCGGGTCAGTACCTGTCGCTGTTCTTCGGCCAAGGCGCCTTCGGCTATGGCGAGGGCGACCCGCACATGCCTGTCGAGATGCAGCGCAAGCCGGACGGCGGTAACGGTGGCGGTGCCGAGGTGCTGTGGGAGCGCAAGACCTACATCCTCCAGCCGGCCGGCTTCAGCTGGCAGGGCAGCGAGAACCGCAATCTGAGCCCGAGTGCCACCCAGTACGCAGCCGCGGCTAACTGGAAGCGCGTGTTCGACCGCAAACAGGTTCCGTTCGCCGCGGTCATCAGTGGCACCGCCACCCCTTGACCCCATGATGCAGGGCGCCGGCCTGGCGCCCTGCGCAGGAGATCAGCATGAAAGTCATCTACACCAACAACCCGGGCAGCGAGCGCGATACCTGCTATCGCCGTCTGGATCAGTTCTTCGGCGTGATCGACGGTGCTACCTCGGTATCCGTGCAGGGGAGTGCCCCGCACATCGGCGAGGCCTACCAGCGCCATGGCATCAGCGTGAGCGAGATGGAGGAAGGTCTGCGCCTGGATGGCCCTACCGTCGCTCAGTGGGTGGCAGAGGGTTACAAGGCGTCGACCTACCCACCGAACGGCTACGCCTCGGTTAGCAGTCAAGCGGAGATCGACAAGGCGATCGAGGAGGAGGGCGGCGGTGATCCCGAGACCGACCCTCACAAAATGAAGGTACCGGAGCTCAAGGAGTGGCTGACGGCCCAGGGCATTACCTTCGACCCAGCCCTCAACAAGCCCGAACTGCAGGCCCTGATCCCTTCGAAGGAATAAGCCATGACCGACTACATCACCGTCGATGATGTTGACCAGGCGCTCGGGCAGGGCTGGGCAGGCGACGGTGATGCGGTCCTCGCCGTCGCAATGGCCAACGCCTGGCTGACGGCCAAGATCAAGCGGACGGTGCCAGACCCGGTGCCGGACGCCATCGTGAATGCCGGCGCGCAAGTAGCCAAGTTGGCTGCGGCCGGCCAGCTCTACAAGGACACCCAGCGCGAGGTGCAGAGCAAGACCGTGTCAGCCCAGGCTGGCACCTCCACCAGCAAGACCTACGTTGCGGGGTCTGTCGATCGCTCGACCGGCGAGAACTTCGCTCTCGACCTCATCGCGCCTTGGGCCCGCCGTTCAGGCACCGTGATGCTCAAGAGGATCTGACCCATGGGCATGCGCGAAGAACTGCAGGCCGAGCTGGCGGAAGCGTTCGATGATCCAGACGGCCTTGCCGACGCGGTGAAGGCCGTTGCCGGAAGCCGCACAGTCAAGGGCGGATACGACCCTGAGAAAGGCGGAACTGTCCCGGCCTCGACCATCCATTACGCCGGGCGCGGCGTGTTCGGCAGCTACCTGGCAAAGGAAATCGATGGCACACGCATCCAGACCGAGGACGTGAAGCTGCTGGTCCTCCAGAACGAACTGTTCGAGGGGCAGGCAGGCGCTGTTACCGATGTGCCAGCGGTGCCCAAGATCGGCGACCAAGTCAGCGGCTACCGCGCACTTAACGTGTCCCAGGACCCGGCCCAAGCGACCTGGACCGTTCAGCTGAGGAAGTGATATGGCGCGCGGCTCACACATGGCCCAGCGATACGGCGGCCAGCAGGGCGGCTTCGCTGAGGCAATTCGAGCGTTTGCCGAGCAGGCGGAGCAAGCCCTTGACGCAACCTTCCGCGAAATCGTGATCGAAATCGGCAGCAGCATTATCCGCATGTCACCGGTAGGCAATCCGGAACTGTGGGCGGCCAACGTGGCCCACTGGGCCAAGGCCAATCAAGCCGCCGACGACTACGACTTCAAGGTCGCGGTCCGCAACACCCTGATCAACCTGAACCAGGGCAACTTCACCAAGGCCGGCAAGCTGCGTAAGGGCGTGAAGTACGCGAAGCCGCTGACCAAGACCGAGCGTGTGCAGAACTTCGCTGTGAACGGGATGGTTGCGGGCCAGGGCTACGTCGGCGGACGGTTCCGGGGCAACTGGCAGTTCTCCATCGATTCACCGGCGACTGAGGAACTCGACCGCATAGACCCGTCCGGCAGCGAGGCCATTACCGCGCTCATCACCCAAGTGCAGGCGCTGACCATCGGCCAGACGGCGTACATCGTGAACAACCTGCCTTACGCCATTCCGCTCGAGTACGGACATTCAACGCAGGCGCCCGCCGGCATGGTCAGGGTGACCCTGGCCAACCTCCAACGCATCGTCGACGAAGCCATCAGGAACAACAGCGTATGAGCCATGCACGAGCCCGCCAGGCCATCGAGATCAAGCTGATGGCTTGGGCCACGTCGCGCCCGATCCGGGTCGCCAACTTCGAACAGGGCTTTGAGGCCGGGCCGGACGAAACCTATCTGCAGGCGTTTCAGCTGCCAGCGGGAACAACTTGCCGCTACCTGGGCGGCGAGGCCTACGAGTACACCGGGGTCTACCAAGTGAGCATCGTTTGCCCGGCGGGACAGCCGCTAGCTGCCGCCGAGACCCTGGTCGAAGAGCTCTCGAACCTCTTCCGCGTGGACTCGGCACTCAGCCGCAACGGCTTCGAGGGCCTTGTCACCGAGCCGGTAGACCAGGGCTCAACCATCATCGAGTCGGCGACCTACACGGTGCCGGCCAGCTTCACCTACCGCGGTGTCGCGGACCAACTGCCCGCTGGGGCGTAACCACCCGCCGCTCGGCGGGTTATCAAGAGGAAACAAACCATGGCCGCACGCTTCCCGCTGCCAAACGGCGCAGTGCTGGAGATCGCACGCGTCATCGGCGCTGCTGTCCCATTCACCGCGCTGACCAACGCCAAGCCGCCGGTGGCTACTGCTGCCGGCCATGCCGTCCAGAACGGCGCCGTGCTGCTGGTCAGCTCCGGCTGGGCAATGATCAACGACCGTGCCGTCAAGGCATCCAACGTTGCCGACGACGCTTTCTCCCTGGCTGGCCTGGACACCAGCGACATTGAGCTGTTCACCGCAGGCGCGGGCATTGGCTCTGTTCTGCCTGTCTCCGACTGGGTGCAGATTTCTAAGGTCACCTCCTTCAACTCCGCAGGCGGTGAGCAGCAGTACACCACCGTCGGCTACCTCGAGGATGACGACGATAAGCAGTACCCGGCCAACCGCAACCCCCGGACCCTGACCATCGTGGTCGAGGACCAGCCTAGCGCTGCCTACGTGGAGACCGTCGAGGGCTACGATGCCTCGAAAGAGCTAACGGTAATCCGCATGAAGCTCCGCAACGGCGACCAGATTCTGTATCCAGGCTTCGTGAGCATCACACCGGACCCGACCATGGAGCGGAACAACGTTATGACCCGCACCATCAGCGTCGGCCTCTCGGCCCGTTCGCTTCGTTACCTGGCTGGCGCGTAAGGAGCCCTCATGGCGAAGATCAAGATTGCTCAGAACCCGACTTTTTCCGCCATGGTGCAAGTGCCACGGATCGGCGGCGAGCCGGCGCCCGTGGAGTTCCAGTTCCGCTACATGGACCGCGTGGCCCTGTCCGCAATGTTCGACCGCTGGAATAAGTCGCGCGACGCCTGGGCGGAGAAGGCCCAGAAAGACGGGGCGACGTGGGAGGAGGTAACCACTGGCGAAATCGCTCTACAGGCCGATCAGCTGGGAGAGATCGTCACAGGCTGGGACCTGGAGGACGAGTTCAGCGGTGAGGCTATCGCCAATCTGGTGCGCACCTGCACCGGTGCACCGAAGGCGGTTATCGATGCCTTCCAGGCTGCCTACAGCCCGGCCCGCTTGGGAAACTGAGGGCGGCGGCCCGGGCCTGCTACGAGCGGGGCCCTACCGCCGACCAACTTACGGTCTTGGGACTGACCCCAGAAGACATCGATGAAGAAGAGGTGGAGGTCTGGCCGGATGCGTGGCCTGCCTTCCGCCTGTTCGATGCTATGGGCACCCAGTGGAGGGTGGGGCCGGGCGGGCCGTCAGGGCTGGACTACACCGCCATCTCCTCGACGGCAGCAATGCTTGGCATCAAGCGTGGTTGCCTCACCGAAATTTTCCCCGATCTCCGCGTCATGGAGGTCGAGGCCTTGGCCGTCATGGCCGAATCCATGGAGTAGATCATGACCACCATTGCCTCTCTCGGTCTTCAGATCGACTCCGGTGATGCCGTTGAGGCCAAGGACAATCTCGACCAGCTGGCGGATGCCGGCAAGCGCAGCGAAGAGTCGGCTGGTCGAACGGGCCGGGCCTGGGAGGCTGCCCTGGGCAGCCTGCAGGGTGATACCCGGCAGATCGTGCAGGAGCTGCAGGCGCTCAACGCCAAGCAGGCAGAGCTGGCGCAGCAAATGGCGACTGTGGGGCGAGCCGTTACCAGCGCATCCACGGCCTTCAGCAGTGCAGCGGCGAACATGGGGGCTTTTCGGACCGAGGCCGCACAGGCGGGCAAGGTGCAGGAGGCGCTTACCAGTGCCACGGATGTTGGTGCCCAGGCCGGCCGGCGCGCTGCCGAATCTGCTGACGAGCAGCAAGCCAGAATTCTGGCCGTGGCCAAGGCCTCGCTTGAGGCAAGTCAGTACGTCCAGTCGCTGAACCGGGCGACCGAACAGAGCGCCGAAGTCACCTCACAGGCGAACGCCGTGCTGTCGGACCGTGCCAGCCGCCAGGCCGCGATCAATAGTCGGGCTCAGGCCCTGCTCGCGACTGAGGAGCGTTTGGCGCAATCCGCGCAGAGGGCGGCCGGCGCGCACCGGGAGGAAGGCCAGGCAATCGAGGAGCTGCTGGGCAAGATAGATCCAACCGTCGCAGCGATGGGCCGGCTGGATCAGATGGAACAGAAGCTGAAGGGCTTCCGTGCCAGTGGCGCGCTCGATGCCGAGACATTCGGCGAGTACCAGACCAAGATCGACCAGGCTCGTGCGGCGCTGGGCGGCGCGGATGCAGCGCTGAACAAGACGGGCATGACGGCCAAAGCTACGGCTGCGGCTTTGCGCAACGTTCCTGCGCAGTTCACCGACATCGTGGTATCCCTACAAGGCGGCCAGGCGCCGCTGACCGTGTTGCTCCAGCAGGGCGGCCAGCTGAAGGACATGTTCGGTGGGATAGGTCCTGCCGTCCAGGCCTTGGGCGGCTACGTCATGGGCTTGGTTAACCCCTTCACTGTCGCAGCAGCAGCGGTAGGGGTACTCGGCTATGCCTATTACTCGGGCAGCGAAGAGGCGGTCAGGTTCGAGAAGGCACTGATCACTACCGGCAACGCCGTCGGCACCACATCGGACCGACTTTCCGGCATGGCCCGTGAGGTAGCAGCCACTGTCGGCACGACTGGCGCTGCAGCAGAGGTGCTCACCGAGTTGGCCAGCAGCGGTAAGGTAGCCTCTGCCAGCTTCGTCGAGATCACCGAGGCAGCCCTGGAGTGGCGTACCGCGACCGGCAAGGCCGTCGAGGACACAGTCGCTGAGTTCGTGAAGATCGGCAAAGACCCGGTGACGGCGGCCAAGGACCTCAACGAGCAGTACAATTTCCTCACCGCTGCGACCTACTCGCAGATCGTTGCGTTGAAGGAGCAGGGCGACTCCATAGGGGCCGCCAAGCTGCTCACGGATACCTACGTCGACACCATCAAGAACCGCAGCAAGGAGGTCACCGAGAACCTCTCAATCTGGGAGCGTGGCTGGAAGGCGCTACGTGGCGAGGTCGCTGCAACAGTCGACTCGGTCAAGAACATCGGCCGTGACCAGGATATAGCGAGCCGTATCGTCGAGACGCAGCAGCGACTGGCAGCGGCGCAGAGTGCGGTGAATGGTGATCCTGACGACACCGCAGCACAGAAGAAGCTGACGGACGCAAACCTTGAGCTCAAAGCACTCATCCAGCAGCGAGACACGCAGCAAGCCATCGCGAGGGCACAGGAACTCGACGCCCAGCGGCAGCAGGCGGCAATTGTGGCGATCGGTAAGATCGACGCTTTGGAGAAGTCAGCCAGGACCAACGCAGAAAAGCGGGCGGACGCGCTGAAGGAGTACACCAAATCTCTCGAAGCGATCCGCAAGGTCAACCCGGATGATGAGCGGCTGAAGCCCGAGAACATCGCTCGGGTGCAGGCTGACATCGCCAAGCAGTTCAAGGACACCGGCGGGCGCACCACGCCCGTCGACCTTTCCGGCTTCAACGACCAGAAGAACGCCCTGGCTGCCATCCTGGCTGAGTACAAGAACCACCAGAAGGAGCTGGACGCCGCGCAGAAGGCCGGTCTGATCTCGCAGGAGTCGTATGCAGCCCAGCGCGCCGCGATCATTGAGCAGCAGAAGGTCGAGGTCACAAACGCCTATGAGGCCGAAATCAAAGCCTTGGAGGAAGCCAAAGGGCGCGGCAGCACAAGCGCGCAGCAGCGTATCCAGCTGGACCAGAAGATCGCCGACGCCCGGGCCGCCATGGTCAAGGCCCAGAAGGACGCCGACACCGAGCTTTCGGTGCTGGCTACCAATGAGCAAGGGCGCCTGGCAAAGCAGACCGCAGCCACCCAAGCCTATGTCGATCAGCTGGAGCGGCAGCGAGCTGCGCTCTCCACTTCCGGGACGAGGGCCGCGAACAATCTCGGCCTTGGTGATCGTCAGCAGGGCCTGCAGCGCGATCTTGATGGTGTAACCGATCGATTCAACGATGAGCGTGCAAAACTCCTGGATCGCAGACGCACTGCGCCCGACAAGTACAGTCAGAACGACTATGAGCGCGACCTGGTCATCCTGAGCAAAGCCGAGGACGGGTACCGAGATACGGTCGTGGACAACTACGACAAAATTTCGGTGGCTCAGGGCGATTGGCGCAACGGGGCGTCGTCGGCCTTTCAGAATTACCTGGAGCAAGCGCGGGACGTTGCTGGGCAAACGAAATCCATGTTCACGAACGCCTTCACATCAATGGAGGACGCGGTCGTAAACTTTGCCATGACCGGCAAGTTTTCGTTCGCTGACTTCACCAAGTCGATCCTGGCCGACATGGTCCGCATCGAGACCCAGCGCGCCGCTTCAGGCTTGCTCAGTAGCGTAGTGAGCTGGGGTGCCACAGCTGCCTCGGCTTATTTCGGTGGTGGAACCACCTCAGCAGGGTCGACCCAGGCCGGCTACAGCTCCGAGATTATGGACAGCTTCGTCTCAGGGCAGAGGGCTGCAGGCGGTCCAGTGGCCGCGAACTCGCTCTATCAGGTGAACGAACTGGGGCCTGAACTGCTTAGTCAAGGCGGAAAAACCTACCTGATGATGGGTAACGAGGGTGGCAGCATTACGCCGCTTGGATCTTCGACGACTGCACTGATGTCGGGAAGCAGCGGAGGTGGAGGAGCGACAGCGGTCAACGTATCAATCACCATCAACAGCGACGGCTCCACTCAAGTCGACTCGACGACGCCAATGATGGATCAGTTCGGCAAGGAGATAGGTGCTTTCGTTGAGGCGAAGTATCGCAAACTGTTGAGCATGGACCTACGCCCTGACGGAGCCATTGGTAGGACCATGCAGCGACGCTAGCGCCTATCGAAAGGCAGCGCGGGCTTTTTCAAGGATGATTTGCTCAAGCTCGCCATAGGTCAGATCTCGCGCACCAGCGAGCTCGAAGTTGACGTCGCCCCCGACCCCGCCGGTCAACCCTTCCAGTTCAAAATTCGCAGTAACTTGCCCGTAGACACGCTGCTTTCCAGGTTCTTGTGCGTCGTCATAGATGCCAATTGTCATAACGGAGAGCTGCATATCGTGCCTCATTGTCGGTTTAGATCGACATCCTACCGAGATCACTATGGCGATTGAAACCTTTCGCTGGCTCACCGAGCGCGGTGAAACGCCGGACGTTACCTATCGTGTCCGTGAGTCCAAGTTTGGCGGTGGCTACCGTCAGGTGGTAGGCGACGGACCGAACAACAAGGAAGACAGCTACCCAATCACTGTTACCGGTACGAAAGCCCAGGTCCGCAAGGTCATGGAGTTCTTCGACCGGCACGGTGGTGCCAAGGCTTTCTTGTGGTCTACGCCGCTCGGTGATCTGGGGCTCTTTACCTGCGCTGACCCTAAGCCTACGCCAGTTGGGGGTGGCCGATTCAAAGTCACCGCTACCTTCGAGCGCGCCTTCCACCCGTAAGGACTGACCATGTCACTGATCAAGGATCTCCAGAGCCTGGAGCCTGGCAGCGAGGTACTGCTGTTTGAGCTGGATGGCTCAGACTTTGGCGCCGATGTACTGCGGTTCCACGGGCATGCAATACCGCACACCCCTGAGGAGCTGGCAGCTGCCGGCGTCGACGCCGATCAATTACCCGCGAAGTCGATCTGGTGGCAAGGCAACGAGTATGGCGCGTGGCCGATGCATGTTGAGGGCATCGAAGCGAACTCTGACGGCACAGCAGTGCGGCCCACGCTGAGCGTTGGCAACGTCAATGGCAGGATCACGGCGCTGTGCCTGGCCTTCGACAACCTGCTCGAGTTCAAGCTGACCATGCGTCACACCATGGCCAGGTACTTGGATGCGGTGAATTTTCCGGAAGGCAACGCCGAAGCAGATCCCGCCGAGGAGGCCATCGAGATCTGGTATGTCGACCAGAAGGTTTCGGAGAACGGCAAGACGGTGGCCTGGGAGCTGGCAAGCCCCGGCGATGTTGGCGGGGAAACGATTGGTCGGCAAATGACGCAGCTCTGCCACTGGGCTATGACCGCCGGCTACCGTGGCCCGAACTGCGGATACACCGGCCCCTACTTCGACCTCGATGGAAAAGCCACGGACGACCCGGCCAAGGACCAGTGCAATGGCTGTCTGGACTCAGGCTGCACAGTTCGCTTTGGCCAGGGCAACCAGTTGCCATTCGGCGGCTTCCCGGCCGTTTCCCTGATCGCACGGAGCTGACCATGCGCAAACACATCCTCTCCGCCGTGCAAGCGCACGCTGCGGCGGAATACCCGCGCGAGTGCTGCGGCCTGATCATTGCCGTGGGCCGCTCCCAGCGGTACATACCGTGCGACAATACCGCGACCGATCCGGCGGAGGAGTTCCGCATCTCACCGGAGCAGTATGCGGCAGCCGAGGACCAGGGCCAGGTGATCGGTATCGTGCACTCGCATCCGGACGCCACCAGCAGGCCTTCGTCCCGCGATCTCGCCATGTGTGAGGCGACAGGGTTGCCCTGGTACATCCTGTCGTGGCCGGAGGGCGATCTTCGCACTACCACGCCAACCGGTCACACAGCGCTGCTGGGCCGACCTTTCGTGCACGGCGCCTGGGACTGCTGGCAGGTTTGCGCGGACTGGTACAAGCGCGAGTGGGGACTGGAGTTCCCGGCTTACGCCAGAGAGGAGGGATGGTGGGAGCAGGCAGACGGTCCTAGCCTTTACGAGCAGGCCTATGAAGCTGCTGGCTTCTACCAGGTCAGCCAGCCCCAGCGCGGCGACATGATCGTCATGGCCGTCGGGCGCACGGCCCATCCAAATCATGCCGGCATTTACCTGGGCGCCGACGCGCAGTTGCCGGAGGAGCATGCCCAAGTCTTCGGCCCAGGACCGTTCTTGCTGCACCACCTGCTCGGCAGGCCATCAGAAATCATCGTGTTCGGCGGGCCCTGGCTCGACCGAACTCGCCTTGTATTGCGCCACCGAGAGGCCAAGTGATGGTACATTTCCGACTTTTCAGGGAGGGATCACATGCGAATTTTGATCGGTACCGTGGCGCTGGCATTGCTAGCAGGATGTGCCACGTCGGCCACTCCAGTCCAGCAAGCGGAACCCGTACCGCAAGATGAGCTTTACGCGTTTCAAACGAAAACTGGAGCCGAGAGTGGACGACTGACAGTGATCCGCGACTCAGGGGCGCTGGGGTCTGGGTGCGACATCGTCGTTTACATTGATGGAGCAAAGGCTGCGAAAGTTGGTTCTGGCCAGCGGGCCACTTTTTACCTTCAGCCAGGTCAGCCAAATCTCGGAATTGGATTGGCAGGCTCGGGTCTATGTGGCGGCATGGCCGTACGGTCGATCACAGGGAGAGTGCAGGCCGGCGAGGAAAGCTTATACCGCATAAGCGGGGACATGAGTGGCGTCTATATAGGCCCTTACATCGATTACAACTGACTGGCCGCCTTCGGGCGGTTTTTTATTGCCCGGAGATTCCGCATGGTCGCTGTGAACGCTAATTTTGGCCTGACAACAATCAAATTGTCAGGCCCTCTTCTTCGTCGTTTTGGTCGCGTTCATCAACGTGTGATTGATAGCGGCTCAGTCAAGGAGGTGTTCTCGGCACTGAGAGCAACGCTGCCCGGTTTTGAGGATGAGGTGAAGAAATTAGACTCTCTCGGCATGCGTTTCGCGATATTTCGAAACGGAAAGAACATCGGCCTGAAAGACTTCGAGCGCGGCGGTAGCCAGGAAATTCGCATTGTGCCTGTCGTCGGGGGGAGCAAGCGAGGTGGAATCCTCCAGACCATTGTGGGTGCGATCATGATCGTGGCAGGCGCATTCTTGAGCTCCACCCCTTTCGGTGCACCCTTAATTGGAGCGGGCATTGGCATGGTCGCCGGTGGCGTCATCCAGATGCTCAGCCCCCAAGCCAAGGGGTTATCCCAAAGCGCGGCACCCGAGAACTTGCCGTCGTATGCCTTCGGCAGTGCCAAGAACACCACAGCCAGCGGCAACCCCGTCCCGATCTCCATCGGCGAGCGGCGGTGGGGTGGGGCGATTATCTCGGCCTCAATCGAGGCGCAAGACAAGGTCTAGCGCCAGAACAGCAAACAGACCGCCTCCGGGCGGTTTTTTATTGCCCGGAGGAAAGCATGGGCGCAGCAGCTCACTTGGACATTACCGGCGCCAAGGGCGGCGAGAGCAAGCCGAAGACTCCTGTCGAGGCACCGGACAGCCTGCAGTCGACAAACATCGCCAAGATCCTGCTGGCTGTGGGTGAGGGCGAATTTGATGGCGAGCCTACCGATCGCGATATCCACCTCGACAACACGCCGATCATGGATGCCAGCGGCAACGTGAATTTTCCGGGGGTGAAGTGGGAATGGCGCCGCGGCACGGTTGAGCAGGACTACATTCAGGGCATCCCTGCGGTGGAGAACGAGACCACCGTCAACGTGGAGCTGCGCAGTGACAACCCGTTCACCCGGTCGCTCAGCAATACCCAGCTGTCGGCGGTGCGCGTGCGTATGTCGTGGCCGCGCCTGGCCAAGCAGGACAGCAGCGGCAACACAAACGGCTACCGCATCGAGTACGCCATCGACATTGCCACTGACGGCAGTGCGTATGTAGAGGCCCACCTGGGCGCCGTGGATGGCAAGACCACCAACGGCTACCAGCGCTCAGTGCGCGTCAACTTGCCGAAGGCCACGTCCGGCTGGATGCTGCGCGTGCGCCGCATCACCCCGAATGCCAACAGCGGTACCGTGGCCGACACCATGACCATCGCTGGCTACACCGAGATCATCGACGAGAAGCTGCGGTATCCCAACACCGCGCTGCTGTACATCGAGTTCGACGCCCAGCAGTTCCAGAACATCCCGGCCGTCACGGTTAAGTGCAAGGCCAAACGTTGGCCGGTGCCGGCCAATTACGACCCCGTGATTCGCACCTACACCGGGGTGTGGGATGGCACCTTCAAGCAGGCCTGGACCAACAACCCGGCATTCGTGACCTACGGCCTGTGCGTCGAAGACCGTTTCGGCCTGGGCAAGCGCATCAAGTCGTGGATGGTCGACAAGTGGGAGATGTACCGCATCGCCCAGTACTGCGACCAACTGGTGCCGAACGGGCAGGGCGGTCAGGAGCCGCGCTTCCTGTGCGACATGAACCTACAGGGCCGCGCTGAGGCCTGGACCCTGCTGCGCGATCTGTCGGCGATCTACCGAGGGATGGTGTACTGGGCCCACGGTTCGCTGTTCATGCAGGCGGACATGCCGCGCGCGCAGGACATCGACTACATCTTCACCCGGGCCAACGTCATCGATGGCGAGTTCGTCTATGGCGGTGCCGAGCGCAATACACACTACAGCCGCGCCCTGGTCAGCTACGACAACCCGGCCAACAACTACGACACCGACGTCATCCCGGTCACCGACCTGGCGCTGCAGCGCCGGTACCGCGATCGCCCGATCGAGATCTCGGCCATCGGCTGCACCCGCGCCTCCGAGGCTCAGCGCCGCGGTAAGTGGGCGCTGCTGAGCAATAGCCAGGACCGCACCGTCACCTTCAAGACCGGCATGGAAGGCCGTATCCCACTGCCTGGTTACGTCATCCCAGTGGCTGACGAGCTGGTGGCTGGCCGCCCGAACGGTGGCCGGATCTCGGCAGTCGCCGGGCGCGTCGTGACCCTGGACCGTGACACGCCGATCAAGGCCGGTGACCGTCTGATCCTCAACCTGCCGAACGGCACCGCCCAGGCGCGCACGGTGCAGTCCGTCGCCGGTCGTGCAGTGACGGTTACCACCGCGTATGGCGTTCAGCCGGAGCCAGAGCTGCAGTGGGCGATCGACTACGACGACCTGGCGGTACAGCTGTTCCGAGTGCTGAAGACCACTCGCACCCAGGAGGGCGACTACGAGATCACCGCGCTCGAGTTCAACCCGAGCAAGTTCGCTGCGATCGACACCGGCGCCAAGCTGGACGAACGCCCGATCAGCGTGATCCCGGTCAAGACTGTCCAGCCGCCGGCTAGCGTGTCCCTGACCTCGGCCTATGCCGTGGACCAAGGCATCGCGGTCAGTACCATGACGATTGCCTGGCCTGCAGTGCAGGGCGCAGTTGCTTATGACGTGGAATGGCGCAAGGACAACGGCAACTGGATCCGGCTGCAGCGTACCGGGGCCACTTCGGTTGACGTGGTTGGTATCTATGCTGGCGCCTACTTGGCCCGCGTGCGCGCTGTCAGCTCATTCGACATTACGTCGATTTGGAAAAGCTCGACGCTCACTCAGCTCAAAGGCAAAGAAGGTGCGCCGCCCGCGCTGGCTTACCTGCGGACGAAGTCGGAGATTTTCGGCATACGTCTTTCCTGGGGCTTTCCCGAAGGCGCTGGCGACACTGCCTACACCGAGCTGCAGATGGCATCCGAGTACACCGGGCAGAATCCGGAGGCACTGGGCCTTCAGGCCTACCCCACATCCGGCTACCTGCACAGCGGCATGGCTGCTGGGGTCATACGTTACTTCCGTGGGCGCCTAGTTGACCGCACCGGCAACATCGGGCCTTGGACAGATTGGGTGCACGGCCAGTCGAGTGCCGACGCCAACGAGATACTCGACTACATCACCGGCAAGATCACCGAAACCGAGCTGGGCCAGAACCTGCTGAGCGAGATCGAAAAAATCTCCGGTACAGGGCCTGGTTCCATCAATGAGCGGATCGAGGGCGTTGCTGAAGACCTGAATGAGCGCATCACGGTTGGCGACAACGCGCTCCAGGGGCAGCTCGACACCCTACAGGCGCAAATCGCAGATATCGCTGGCGCCCCCGACTGGGAGTCGGGCAAGTCCTACCTGGCGGGTTCCCTGGTCAAACTCGACGGCAAGATGTATCGGGCCAAGCAGGACGTACCAGCCGGCACCCCAGTGACGAATGGCACCTATTGGGAGTACATCGGGGATTACGCCTCGATCGGCGATATGGTCGCCGCGCTGGCCGTGCGCTTGGACGGGGTCGAGACCAGTGTCGAGGAGATCAACGGTGAACTCGCGGCCGTGGCTTCTCGGGTGCTGGGTGTTGAGGCCCAAGTCAATCCGGATATGGCCGGTGGAAACGATTGGTTTGCTGGCGGCGCAGCCGTGAAGGCCGGCACCTGGACCGTGTATTCCGCCTTCGCCAATGCAGATCTGGCCATAGCCCGCCAGGTTGATGAGGTGAAGGTCTCCGTGGGCGAGGTTGAAGCCGCGGTATCACAGGAGAGCTACGCCCGCGCAACCGAGGACGAGGCACTGGCCCAGTCCATCACGAAGCTCGGGGTCACGGTAGACGGCAACACCGCCAATATCAGCCAGGAGGTGGCCACCAGGGCCACCGCCGACGAAGCTTTGGCTCAGTCCATCACGCAGATGGGGGTCAGGGTTGGACAGGCCGAGTCCGCGATCATCACAGAGGCGACAGCTAGGGCTGACGCCGACACAGCGCTCACCCAGCGGATCATCGAGGCTACCTCACGTATTGGTGAGGCGGAGGCGACGATCCGAACCGAAAGCAACACCCGCGCGACGGCGGACGAAGCGCTGTCGCAGTCCATTACCCAGATGGGCTCAAGGGTAGGTAGTGCCGAGGCCGCCATCAGCCAGGAGGCGCTGACCCGCGCTAACGCCGACAACGCCCTGACCCAGCAGGTGTCCTTGGCTAACTCGCGCATCGGTGATGCCGAGGCATCCATCGCCACGGAGGCAACTACCCGCGCGAATGCTGACAGCGCGCTGTCCCAGTCGATCAGCCAGGTTGGCGTTCGCGTCGGCAATGCTGAGGGGAGCATCCAGACCATCAGCAGCGCCCAGGCCAGCACGAACGGCAAGCTGAATTTGATGTACAGCATCAAGCTGGGCGTGAACAGCAACGGGGTGTATTACGGCGCCGGCATGGGTATCGGTATCGAAAACACCCCAGGTGGAATGCAATCGCAGGTGGTATTCGTCGCTGACCGATTTGCGGTGATGCAAAACATCAACGGTGTACCGCAAGCGATGTTCGCTATCGAGAACGGACAGACTGTCATTTCATCGGCATTCATCTCCAAACTAGCCGTGCAGAACGCGGTGGTGGGGGCCTACATAAGTTCTGCTGCAGTCGTTTCTAGCGGACCTTACGCCGGGCTGCCCATTATGAGCATCAACTTTAACAGCGGTTCCATAGAGTTTCGGGGGGTGAACTACTATCGGGCCGACACTGTTAGCGGCACGTTCTTCCAAAATGCGGCGAACGGCGTCAAGTTTATTGAGATGGGGGAACTTTCCTGATGGCCCAAGGATTTCGCGTGCGCAACCCTAATACGGGGGCGATCATGCTAGACATCACTGACCGCATAACTAGAACCATTGGCACATTTGAAACGGGTGTCGTGGATGGCTCTTTTCAAATCACGGACGGCGTTGGCGGTCAGGCTTGGCTTAGTGTTCTGTCTGACTTGGCTGTGACTTCAGACACTGCCACCCCTGAGGTGACACTGAGCGGCAATACCATTAGTTGGTCATATCGCCAGTTTCCTTGGCCACAAGGCCGCCGCTCTGTCCTTGTCATATACGGTACTTATTGATGGCGCTTGGGCTCAGAGTAAGAAACGCCAATGGATTCGTACAAATCGACGGGAATTATCGTAACTCGGCGCTTGTTGCTAAATACACGGTGAATCCATCGGCGGCATCTAATGCCAATGGCATGTTCATCACGGATCTCACAATTCCATACGGCATTTACCCAGTTCTTGTCGGACACACTCCTGGCGGATCCAATTCAATGGCGTTCTCGCTATTGTCTAGGTCAGGAAATTCTTGGACATACCGGATCCTGACTACCACTCGCGCGGCCATCGAGGTATATCACTTCGATAACATGTCGATCGCCAAAATCACTGGTACAGTCGGTATTCGGGTCCGAAATGCTACCACAGGCGAAGTGGTCTTCGACTCCCGCTGTAAGTACATGCGAATCATCGATACTAACTACGGCGTAGGCAACAATCATGTCGCGGTTGATCGCATTTACGGGGTTGCAAAGGTCGGAGTGATGCAGGCCATGAGGTTCATGACGAGCCCGTCCGAAGCATTGCCGGGCAACCCGCCATTGATCTTGGCCTCGATCATTCAAAGTGTTTTCTCTGCTTATGGCGGGCGCGCTTGGACCGGGACGGCCCCAGTCATTGTCTTAGGCCCTGCACAAAATGTATCCGCTTTCAACTTCGAGAATTGGTCATGGGGATATCTCATGCTGGATCTCTCTAACTTTGATTAGGAGGCCGTGTGGCCAAACAGACAGTAAATCTAGGCACGATTCCTAATTCGGGCCTAGACGGCGACGACGCACGCACTGCCTTTACTAAAGTTAATGAAAACTTCAGTGAGTTATACAATGCCATGGGTGGCGCAAGCGGAACTGTCAGCCCTAAACTTACCGCCGTTGCAAACTCCGTGTGGGCGGCCAACCAGCTGTTGATGGCCAGCGGGGCGAATACCCTGGCGATGTTGACGACCGGCGCGACCGGCCGCGCGCTCATCGCCGCCGCGAACGCCGCAGCGGGCCGAGCTGCCTTGAGCCTCGGTACGGCAGCGGTTGCCAACCTCACCACTACCTCTACCGACAACACCCCCAACAGTGTCCTGAAAGTTGGTGATTTTGGCTTGGGTGGCACTACCGGCATTTTGGTCACCGACTTCAACGCCCTGACTGTTGCGGGAACGTACCAAGCCAGCACTGCCAACTCTCAGGCGTCAGGCTTACCGATTGCCGCAGGCCACACGCTTCTTCACTTCCCCGGCACTAGTGCGGTTAGTGGCGCGCTGCAATTGGCGTGGCCATCCACGTCTGTGGTGGCCAACCAAGCGCGGATGTGGCGTCGCGCCATGTGGAACAGCGGGTGGTCCGCATGGGTAGAGATCCCCAGCGTTGATACCGTCGCTACAATATTGGGGGCCGTTGGTTGGGGTGCAGCTGGCGTGACCGGCTCCAAGATACCTAGCGGGACTGACCTCAACACTATGGTGACTCCGGGCTCGTACGGCCAGGAACTCAACAATAACGCAACCCTTGTCCTTAACTATCCGGCAACGCAAGCAGGCACTCTGCTCGTGCAGGCAGCTGCCGCAAACATCGTCACCCAGCAATACACTAACTACAACTCAGGTGTGAGCTGGACCCGCTCGCGGTACAACGACACGTGGTCGCCGTGGAAGAAAACCACGACCGCAGAAGATACAGGATTCGGCGCTGACCAATCCGGCACTTCTGGTAAATACTTGATGCTTCCTGCAACGCCAAACAACGTTGCGGCGACGTGCATGATTGCATCGCTAACCACTGATATACAGGCGACCTCTCACGCTCCAGAAGACGGTGTGTTATTTGGCGGCATCCACGGTTCGCGACAACTGCGACCCTGGCAAGTCGGTGTGTCTGGTCAAGGCGCTAACGCTAAGCTGTTCTTCCGTGGATACAGCGGATCTACGTCTGCCGTAGCGGATTGGCTGCGAGCAATGACGGTTGGCGACTTCGGCTTGGGTAGTTTCTCCACTCGCATCACCGACGCTAACTCGCCGACTGTCACCGGTATGTTTCGCCTTGCGGGTAGTGACGCCAACGTCCCTGAAACAACGTCGGGTTGCAGCGTATGGCACAACCAACAAACGGCGACTATTGCGGCACAGATTGCAATCGTAACCACCAACGGTAATGTTTGGACGCGTACGAACAACGCAGGTACTTGGACTGCGTGGCGCATATCTCTCAGCCTTGATTCCGCTATTACCGGTTACACCTTGGGTTCCAACGCCGCTGTTGCTGCGACCGACACTGTCCTGGCTGCCATGGGCAAGCTACAGGCCCAGATCAACAATATTCGCACGATCCCTCTGACCGGCTATGTCGTGGGTGCTAACTCGGCGGTGGCCGCTACCGACACACTGCTCGGGGCCATAGGCAAGCTCCAGGGGCAGATCAACGCCACCCAACCGATCAGCAGAGGCGGCACCGGAGCGACGACGGCTGCGGCGGCGCGTACTAATCTGGGGCTTGGCTCGGCGGCCGTGGTGGATGTGGTGGGCGCTGCCGCTTCGGGCGCTGTGATGGAACGGGGCTCTAGCTCAAACGGCGAGTACATCAGGTTCCAAGACGGTACGCAGATCTGCTGGATTCGAGCAGCGATTGGCGCGGTTGGCACAAACGCCGCAATCGGAAACATCTTCTTCTCTGCGGTTCTCGGGTTCAACCCATTCCCCGCTGCGTTCGTAAGCCCCCCCACTGTGACCTACAGTATCGCTGCGATTGGCGATGGCACTCTGTGGTGTTCAGCGGCGGGCGACTCGACGGCCACGACCCCCTCTTCAATCTACGCGGTATCCCCGTTGAACAGCACAAAGGGGACTGTTTTCTATGGGTACATTGCCGTTGGGAGGTGGAAATAAAATGAGAATCAGCCTATCCCCCGTCCGACTGGACGAGCAGCTGCTACTCGACGTCGAAGGCGAAGTCATTATGGTCAACGGAGAAGAGTTCGACTTCTCCCCGTTGCCTGACGGTGCGACGCTCCCGCGTCGGGCCATCCTCTCTGACTGGTTCACGGGCGATGTGTCGCGCATCGATGGCGAGCTGCACTTAACGATACGTCTGCCTTGGGGCGCCAACGCACCGGAGGAGACGCGGTTCCCCGTGCCGATTGTCGTCGCCGAAGACGGTAGCGTAGAACTCCCCCTATACGATATAGAGCCCGAGGTAGTCGAAGATGAGCAACATCTATTGGAGTCAGGTGGTGACGAAGGAGATGAAGGAAGCCCAGGCGCTGGAGGCGCTGAGGACTCAGGTGAACCAGGAACTCCAGAGCAGGAGGTCGGTAGCTGATCAATCGATCGCGCCCTTGGCCGATGCGGTTGAGTTCGGTGAGGCCATCCCGGAAGAGGAAGCGTTGCTCACCCAATGGAAGCAGTACCGGATTCTCCTGACCCGGGTCCCTAAGCAACCGGGTTACCCCCAATCAATCGACTGGCCCGTCCCCCCGACCTAAATGCCACCAAACCCGATACACCCCCAACCGCCGCCTGGCGGTATTTTTTTGCCTGGAGAAAACCCATGCCCTTCATCGTCATCAACCGCACCAATGCCCTGGACCCGATCCGCACCGTTGAATATGCCACCGAGGCTGAGGCGGATACTGCTGCCCGGGAGCTGCTGAAGACCCAGCCTGGCGCCGAGGTGCTGACCGCGCAGCTGATCAAGCGCTACTCAGCCCAGGTCCGCGTAACGGCCCAGGAGGCGGCAGACATCGAGCCCGAGGCGCCGGCAGAGGAGGCTGCCCAATGAGCACTCCACGCGGCGTCCGTAACCGCAACCCCGGCAACATCGACTTCAACCCGCGCAACGACTGGCAGGGCCAGATCGGCAAGGAACCTGGTGGCCGCTTCGCCATCTTCGACACCCCCGAGAACGGCATCCGCGCCCTGGGCAAGCTGCTGATCAACTACCGCGGCAAGGACGGCATGCCCGGCGTTGGCGGGAAGGGCATCGACACCGTGCTCGAGACCATCAACCGCTGGGCGCCGAGCAACGAGAACGACACCCAGGCCTACGCCGGCGCCGTGGCCAAGCGTATTGGCGTGCGCACCACTGACCCGATCAACATCAAAGACCCGGCCACGCTGAGCGGGATGGTGGTCAGCATCATCATCCACGAGAACGGCGGCAACCCCTATCCGCCGGCGATCATCGACGAGGGTGTGCGGAGGGCGCTGGCATGAAGTCATGGGCGATCAGGTCATTGTTGCTGCTGGCGCTCTTGGGCTCCTACTGGCTGATGTACCAGCACGGACGGGCGGTAGAGCGCGCCAGTGCGGAAGCAGCTGCAGCCAAGAAAGATAGCGGCGTTCGGCTGGCCGAAGTGATCGGCGAGCGCGGCGCCCGGCAGGAAGAACAACGACGCGCCCAGGCGCAGGAGGAGGCGCGAGCCCATGCACAAGAAGAACGAACGATTGCTGATGCTGGCGCTACTGGCGCCGATGCTGCTGGCCAGCGGCTGCGCGACGAAGCAGGAAAGCTCGCCGCCACCATCAGTTGCCCCGGCACGGATACCGCCGCTGTCGCCCGAGGCCAGGCAGCCACCCGCGCCGCAATGGTGCTCTCCGAACTGCGCGACCGGGCTGACGCTCGAGCGGGAGAGCTGGCGAAAGCTTATGACCGTGCCCGAATAGCCGGGCTGGCGTGCGAAGCGTCCTATAATGCGCTGATCAACTGATCGGAGCACGGTGGTGGAGAAACGGACGTTCATTGGGCTGGTGGAGGCGGGCGAGCCGCTCATCAAGCAGGCGATCGAGGCTATGCGGCAGTACCACGCAGCAGAAGCCGCCGGGCTACCAGCTGCAGAGGTGGAGCGGCTGCACCTGCTGGCCGAGTCGCTGTTCCAGGCTGTCTCCGACTACCAGCTACGAGTTGTGGCCCAAGCCCGCGGCAAAGATCTTCCTCCACTCCACTAGATCCGCTGATCGGCAATTGCCCGCGGAGGGCCCCGCCTATACGATACTGTGTTTTTATACAGTATCGGTGTCACATGTACTTTCTCCTCGTGCGCCGCCGCGTGAATGGCGTGGCCATCCCTTCCGAACAGCTCAGGAAGATCAAGCCCCTGCGCGCCGACATCCACATCGGCGACCACCAGAGTGAGCCATTAGGCCGTGTGGCCACCCAGGCTTGGGTGTTCAACCCGACGCCCGGGCCGGACATCATTCCGCGCCTGCATGACGCCAAGGTCAACGGCATGGCCCAACTCGGCATGAACATCAATGGGGTGGAAGACATCGACGGCGTGCTATATGCGCAGTCGTGGTGGTGCAGGGCGGAATGATGAGCAGACTGCCGCGGGCCTGGCTGGCCGAGCTTGACGACCAATTTGCCTTGATCACCGATCCAGACGGCCGAGCCGCCGTGCTCGGCGAGATGGCCCAGGCCGCTCATCGCCGGCGGGAGGTCAGTGCCGAGGACCTGACGGACATGCTTGAGCTAGCTGAGGCTGCCAGATACTGGGCGCTGATGGAGTACGAGGATGCCTATCACATCGGCTTGTTCATGTATGAAGCAGCGGAGGAGTGGGAAGGCGACGACCCGGGACGGATCGTGGTCGGCAGAACGCCTGGGAAAGGTGCTGCAGCTGTCTAATACTGCGCTAAAGCTGCTCGGTTTTACTGGGCGAAAGTCGGTCAAACTCGCCAATGCATATTAGACAGCCCGGGTGCATAGGCCTCGAACTGCGCGGCCTGAGGTCTGTTTCTCACACTACTGCTGCAGTACTGGCAGTTCAGCATGCAAGGCTTCATGTTTTTTGTATCCCTCTGCAGCGCGGGTAAGTTGAGCACCCTTTGAAAGTACTACCGGAGTACCGCCCTTTCTTTGCGGTTCGGATGCGCATCGTGCTCCCACAGAGTGGACAAAGGCCCAGCTCACCCCATTTTTCCCGTGGAGGCCTGGTAACAGCGCTGGAAGTGGGCTCGAGCGGTGGCGTTCCTGCCGAGGGCTGAGGAGCTAGTGATACCGAGTTGCTCACGATGGGATCAGGCCTGCGACCGAATAACTTGCCGAAGCCCCATATGCCTCCCCAAACGGCAGCAATAAATAGCACCACGCCCAATCCACCTGAGCCACTGTCTCGCCCGCCGCCCCGCGATCGTCCGCCGCCCCGCCCCCCACCTCGAGCGGCCGCTTGGTCACTTATCAAGGCAACGGCCAACATTAGGAACGCGCGGCGCGAGAACTCATTTCGATCCATCGTGAGATACCAAGCTGATATTGGCTATGCGCCATCATCTTAGATTGGACCCGGTCTCGCAATCTTGAAAATGCTGAGAAATCCTCACCGTCCCGACCGACTGCTGGCGTATCAAATCAAGACCAAATTCGATTCCAAAACTGAACCGGCGACCCTTGCAGTATGCGGCCTGTGGCCGTGCCGTTTCGTCTTTGTTTTGGAATCGATTTCGCCGCTGGCTCCGCATGGATCGGGCACTTATGTCACGGTCTTGAAAGCCGCTGCCGGGCGCCAAGCCTGCAGCAAGTGGGTGGCCGCTATCGACCCATAGCGGTCAGCCAATCTGATTGCGAAAGCTGGACGGTATGTATCACGGCGCAGCGGAGTCGACTCAAACGGCCATTGGTGTACGGCGAGGGAAATGGTCAAAGCTGGCGTTTCACGTCCCCACGTTTTAGGCTACCGCCGGGCTCGAGGGAGTCCGTAACCACGCTAAACGCAATGACCGAAGGATCAAAATATGGATATCAAATTGGCTCGACTGGCTGCAGCCATGGGATTGGCCATGATTCTGGCAGCTTGCTCGGAGGAAAAAGTGCCCGAGCCGACAGCAGACAACTGTGCTCCGGAGATGTACGAAAAGAATCTGGCGAGCTTATCGAAAGAGTCGAACCGTACCGAGTTCATCGCAAACTGCAAGAGTTTCCTCGCCGCGAAGAAAATGAGCGATTGGGAATTCAAGAAAAGCCCAGAAGACAATTTCTGA